TTTAAAAATACTACATTTCAAATTGATACTGAAGCAAAAATTAATATCAGCGGAAAAGTTAGCGAGATAATGTTAGCAAATCTCAATAATACTCCTTTGGAAAATATTGCTTGGATTGATAAAGATAATAAAATCATTACATTTAACAAAGAAGAATTTTTAGAATTTGGGGTTGGTATCGCTAAATATACTGAAAGTATTATTTTTAAAAATGATGAACTAAGAAATAAAGTGAAAAATGCCACATCTTTAGAAGAATTAAATTTAATTGCATGGGAGAGTGAAAAATGAGTACTGAAAATATAATAAAAGAAGGTGCTATACTCGGTTCTTTAAGTGGATCTGCATTATTAGGATTGATGGTTTTTGTCTTAGCTGGGATTGCATGGCATTTATATAAAACTTTACATAAAGAAGCTGGGGAAAGAACAAAAGAACTTATAAGTGAAACCAAAAATACTAATGTTCTTATTAGAGAACAAATTGCAGTATCCAGAGCAAGTAGCGATAGTTTGGTTAAATTTATAGAAACACATTGCTCAAAAACCAATGACAAGCTAGAAGCTATAGAAACAGATCTTATGAGAATGGATGAAAGGCTTGTTAAGCTTACTCAAATAAGAAATGATGAATTAAGAAGTATTTTTAAAAAAAAGGAAAACAATGACTAAAACAGAATTAAAAAGGGTTTGTGTAAAGCCATACGATAAGGACAGGTTTGAAGTGATACAAGATTATGAGTTTATTTTACCAAATTACAAAGGCATTGTACCACAAGGTTTTAAAACTGATGGAGCGAGTATCCCACGCCTTTTTTGGTCTTTGTTTCCACCTTTTAAAAGTGAGTATTTTAGTGCTTGTGTTGTCCATGACTATTTGTGTATAAATGCAAAATCAAGAGATGATTATAGGCTAGCTGATCTTGTTTTAAAAGAAGCAATGCAAGCTTTAGAAATAAATAAATTTAAGATTTTTGTTTTTTATTGCTCTTGTAATTTATTTCATCAGATCAAATGTTTAATAAAGGGGATAAGATGAGCGTGGATTTAAGAGAAATTGCCATAAAAACAGAAGAAATCAATAAAGATTTTAGTGAAGCTTTAGAAATTTTAAAAGAACTTTTTAAAAATGGAGTAAAACCAAGCGATGAAAGTATTAAAAATGCTATAAATGAAGTTTTAACAAGTTTTAACTTTATAAAACAAAGTGAATTAAAAGAAAAACTAGAAGCTTTACTAGAAGAGCTTGACATCAATGCAAATATCAATGAAGAGAGTTTAAAAGAAGTTGTATTAAAAGTTGTTTTAGAAAATCAAGAAAGTTTAAAAGGTGATAAAGGAGATCCTTTTACTTATGAAGATTTTACAGAAGAACAGCTTGAAAATTTAAAAGGGCAAGATGGAACTAAAGGAGCTGATGGTAAAAGTGCTTATGAACTTTGGCTTGAAAATGAAGAAAACACGGGAAAAAGTCAAGATGAATTTTTAGAAAGTTTAAAGGCTCAAACACCAACAAAAGAAGAAATTAAACCTATTATAGAAGAGATGCTCGAAGATATGAAATTAAATTTAGGCATTAATGGAATAAAAGTATCTAATTCTATTCCCACTCCAAAAACAAAAGCTAATGTTAATGATTTAATTATAACTTATAATGAAAATGTAAAACAACTTTGGCTTTGTGTGGCAAGTGATGATAAATACACAAGTTGGATTAATTTGCTTGGAAATGAAAATATTACAGCGCAAGAGTTGATTATTATTAGTTTTGATACAAATTTAAATAGTGGTCAATATGGCGGATGTTTAAGTGATTTGCGTTTTGGTTTTGAAAATTCTTTAGCAAGCACTACGCAAATTATAAAAGGACTTAATGAAGGCAGTTTTTTAATCACTAAAGATGGAATGGGTTTAAAATCTAAAAATTATACTGAAGTTAGCGTTCTTTCAAAACCAAGTAAAAATCAAATAGAAGGAAATATCAAAACGAGCGGAATTTATAATGATCCTGCTTGGCATAATATTACCAATGCTTTAAAAAAATATGATGGCAATGCAAATGAATGCTGTCTTTGGGCTTCTAATATAAAAAATAGTGTAAGTATAGAGCTTTTTACAAATGAAATTCCTATGAGTCTTTTTTATAGGCAAGCTGGATATTATGGAAATGTCAATCTTTCAAATATAAAAATGCAAAAAGCCCTTAGAGTTCAAAATGAAATTATAGTCGAGAGAAGCTTTATAGGAATAAAAAAAGAAATTGATAAAACTACCTATGGTGATAATGCTTTTTTATTTGAATTTGAAGAAGAAAAATGAGTTTAAATCTAAAAATAAAATACAAAAAATAAAAAGAAAGGAATTATAATGAAAGTAACAATTAATAGAAGATATACTGGTAAAACTTGCATTATTGGTAAATTTAAGGTTTTAGATGATGAAGAAAAAATTCTTTTTGAATGCTTTTCTTTAGAGGAAGACAAAGAAGGTTTAGAGAGTGGCAAAGATTTAAGAATACCTGAAGGAAATTATAATTTAAAAAGACATAGTCCTTCACGATTTGAAAATACTTTAAGAAGTATTACAAAAAAAGATGATGATACAATGATAAATGTTTATAATGATGATGTGCCATCAAGTCGTGCAATTTTAATACACTGGGGAAACACTGATAAAGACACACAAGGTTGTATCTTGCTTGGGCTTACCAAGGATAATAATAATGAAAGTGTCGGTCAAAGCAGGCAGGCTTGCAAAGAATTTTACGACTTAATGCATGGTAAAAATCTTGAAGACATTAAATTAGAAATAACAAATGAATTAGCATGAAAGGAGATAAAAGTTTAAGTAGGTTAAAGTTTACACCCCGCTTTTGCGGGGCAAGGCTAATAAGCCTTGACTATAATTACACAAAGTAGTATAATTATAATTATAAACTTCTGGTATGACATTTATATCACCACCTTTCGCGGGTGGAATTTAGCCATAGGGGGTCAGACCTACGGCTAACCCTTAGGGGTATTATATAAAAACCTTACTTAAACTTCTAAAACAAATATGATAAATCTTTTATTTGGAAATGCAAAGCTTTATATAGCCTTAGCTTTAATGGCAATCTTAACAGGATATTTTTATCTAAGACTTGATAGCACTCAAGCAAAATTAGAAAAAAGTCAAAATGATTTAGCTTTGGCTTTAAAAATAAATGAAAATAATCAAGAAAAATTAAAAGAATTAAATCAAATTCGCAAAACAGAATTAAAGGCTTTAAATGAAGCAAACAATCAAAAAAATCAAGTACAAGAAAGGGTGCAATATGTTAAAGAATATATTTATAAAAGCAATGAAAATAATATTACCAAGCTTTTTAACGATGTCGTTGATAGGTTGTGGGATGCAAACTCAACAAGTAGTAACCAAAATAGAAATTCAAAAAGTAAGAATTCCGCAAGAACTACTAACATTAAGTCCTCTTGAAAAGCCAATAGCAAAAAATGAACTAGATATTTTAAATGCTTATTCTATGCTTTTTTACAAATACAAACAGTGTGAGATACAGATTAGAAAGATTAAGGAGTTAAATGAGGAATGATCCTCATTTACATCTATTCTAGAACTTCTGCTTTGTATTTTTCATACTCGGCTTCACTGATACACCTTTTTTCTTTCAATCCTCTTAAAAATTCTAAATCTCTCATTTTAGATATTTTTTGTTCTCGTCTATAAGGTTTTTTAACCGCTAAATACAAAATACATCCAAAAATGCCAAAGAAAAACCCAACTATACCCCACCATAAGCTGCTCATATTTCTTTGTTTAGCATCATAAGAAAGTTCAAAAGCACATACAACAGCAAAGATAAAATACACAAGTCCTGCAATTTCCATTTTTATTCCTTTTTAATTAAAAATTGTCACATTGTACCTTATATATTCTTATACTCTCATCATCGACTTCATGATTTGGCACTTGATAACATTCTTTAAAATTATCACCTTTTAAGATCTTAACATAAGAGCTTGGCACAGCTATATTGTTTTTTATTCTTTGTGGATTACTATCATAATTAACCAAATTTAAAACTTCTAAACTTCCAAGTTTTAAAGCTACTTGTCTTTCTCTTTTTTCAATCTTGTTCCAAACCCTTTGATTGATTTGTGGATTTTGTGGAGTAATATTGCTCATTAAAAAAGTGCTTCTTTGAGCTTGAGTTGTTTTTCTCATTGAAGCATTAGAAATAGTATGCCCTCTATCATAACCGCTGTTTTTATAATCACTCCATGTAGTGCGGTATTTTTTAGGTATATTTGTATCATCTTCAAAGCGTGGGCGTTTTTTGATTTGTTCGCCTTTTAGATTATCTGCTTCTAGTTTATAAGCTACAGCTTTAGTGCCTTTATAATTATAATCATAGTAATTAATATAATAAAATTTATCTAAAACTTGTGAGCAGTTTTGCTTAGTAAAATACTTGGCAAAATCTTCACTTGGTTTGTATTGATTATAATCAGCAAAGGCTAGAGTGGATAACAATGGTAAAAGTATGAGTTTTTTTATTTGTTTTCAGCTATAAAAAATAAACTCTTAACTGATTTATAAGTAGTCCAAAGTGTAATTAAAAATAAAACCCCATCTATAAAAGCTAAAATATAAGAAACACTTTCTTGTCTTTTTAAAACTAAACACAAAAAAGCAAATAAAGCACATATTATAGAAAATCTTATTGCTATTTTAAAATCATTAAAGAATTCTTGTTTTAAAGAATTTTCAGCATAATTTGGCATTATAGTTATAATAATAGTTAGTGCGGTAATTAAAAATCCGGCTAATGTTAAGGAAGCTCCTAAGATAACATCGATTTTATCAACTAAAGCTTTTAAAATCTCTTTAATTAAGTGTATCATATTCCAATCATTTCTTTAAAATATTATCTAAATTATTTTTATTTTTTTGTAACGTTTCTATAAGTTTTTCTCCAATACTTTCTAAATTTATAGCATTATTTTTATTAATATTTACTTTAATTTTATCTTTAAAAATGTCTTTAAATAAATCTATTTTTTCAGGTTTTTCATTTTTTGAACAAACTTCCATAATAAGTTTTTTAATACAATCTGTGTTGTTTGAAATAAGTTTATTTATTTTCTCTTTTTTTGATTTTGTAAATTTTTGTGTTTCTTCTAGTGAAATTTCAAATTTAATTTTAGAAACTTGTTCTTTTGCCAAAATAAAACGACTTTCTTTTGAAAGTCCGAACTCTTTTAATAGTGTTTCATTTGGTGTAGCAATAGTATAAGAATATCCTTTGATTTTTTCATATTTATATAATTTTTCTAAAGTGTCTTTATGTAAGATAATTGATAAATTTAACTCATCTTCTTTAATTCCTATAGTTTGAGAAATATATTTAAGTAAAGACGATGGTTCATAAGAATGTTGTAATTTTACATAAGCTATATAAAAAGCACCTTTTGTTTCATTAAAACATAAAGCAAAGCAAGTTTTTTCTGTAATAGCTTCATTTTCTTCTAGATATATATTTCTAATATTTCCATTAATTATATTTTCAATTTGCGGTAATTCTTCTTGTCTATATTTTTCGAAATAAAATAAATATATTCCATTTTTTTCTTTTATAAAATTTACATATGCCTTGCATCCATTAATATCGCAAAGTTGTCTATCTCTTAAATTTATTTTTAAAAACTCTAACATACTATTATAAATTTCATTTTCTTGATTAAATAAATTGGGTTTTACGCTTAGCTTATAAAAAAATACATTATATTCTTTTCGTTTTATTTTTTCTTCTTTTTTCATATTTACTCTCATCCCACCACTTCTATAAAATTTTTACTTGATTTTCTTGTTCTTTTGGTTTACTTTTAAAGGTGTCAAAAATACTTTTACTAGCCAAAGACAAAATAAAATTAGTAAAGTTAAGATCAAGTTAGTTATAAAGTCTTTTCCGAGCAAACCTATAAAATAAAACAACCTAAAACAACATTTTTCACACTCTTTGGATTTGATTGCCATTGCCGTTAATAATGATATTTTGGCTTCCATCAACATTAATTTTAACTTCTATGGAAACTCCATTATTTAGAGCTTGTATAAAACTCTTATCATTAAAAATTCTTACTATTCCACTGGCTACGCCATCGCTTATCCTAGAAACTTCTTCGCGTCTTATAGCTTCGTACACCTCTCTTTCTTTTCTACTTTTTTCTCTTATGGATAAAATCCATAAAACGATTATTGCGATTCCTAGTAAAACAAAAACGCCAAACGAATTAAAAAATTTGATCAAAGTATTTATAATTTCCATTTTTTACTCCTCTATTATTTTTTTTAAATTTTCTAATTTATTGATAAATTGATCTAGTAAAGCTTCGTTGCCATATTTTTCATACAAGGCTAAAAATTCTTGAAATTTATCATTATATTTACTGTTTTTTTGAAAATTTACAACATTATCTTTTCCTTGCACTATGACATTTTCATTTCCTTTTGTATTAATATTTCCGTTAATTATAGTATCGATATTGACGCCTAATTTTTCTGAAAATTCTTTAATTCTTTTGAATGGAATTTCTCCCCTTGTAGCCCAAGTATTAAAAGTAGCGTAATTTATATTAAGCACATCGCTTAGTTCTTTTATAGTATCTACATGAGCAATTTTTTTCAATATTTTAATAATTTCTTCATAATCCATAATTAATACCTTAAAATATAATTTGACTTTATAAATTAAATCAAATTGAATTAATTTATAAGAATTTTTAAGTCAATTTTTGTATTTTGACTTGACAAATAATTCAAAATGAATTATAATTCTACACATAATTAATTTTATAATACAAAATAATTATTTAATCAAAGCATAAAGTATGCCAAGTTTTAACTTATAAAGTTTTTAGGGGTAAAAAATGATAGAAGCAAAATCAATTTTAGATGTTTTAAGCTTTAGAAAAAGTGAAGAAAAAGAAGAACTTAGAAAGTGTTTTAATTTTAACGATGAGGTTTTTGAAAAAGGACTTAATTTTTTACATATCAATGATGAGATAAGCATAGAAGCTATAAGCGATGGACTTTTTGAAAAAACAATTATCAGCATAAAGGTTTCAAAATGAAACAAGCGATAAAGCAAAAATTAGGTGTTAGTAGCATAACAGAAGCAGGGTTAAAACTAAATTTAGCCCACAATGTCTTAAATAGTTGGCTTTCAAATAATCTTACAAATGCAAAGGTTGAAATAGCCCTTTTAAAACTGGGTTTAAGAGAGGATGAAAGACTAATAAAACGCATAGAAAAGCTAAAAAGCGAGTATAAAAAGAACGAAATCCGTAAGCAAGCCTATGAAAAATCTATGAAAGAAATTAAAGCTTTATTAGAAGAGATCGAGGCGGCTTAAAAGCCTCATTAAGCACATTTATCTAAGCACTTTAAAATCGCATTTTTTAAAGTGATAGCAAAAAGTGTGCTTAAAGGGTTTTTGCAAAAGTTGCGTTAAGTGGATAAACGCCTACAATTGCGAACTTTAAAGGTTTGATATTTTTTAGATTGCTTCACTAGCCTTTTATGGCTAGTGTGTTCTTATATTCATTGCACTCACAGGCGACGGTGTGGAAAGTGGGCTTTTTTAAAGCTTTGTTAATTTACCAAAATACCAAAAGTCTTTTAGACTTTGAATGCAGGTCCTATGTTTTGGTTAGTGTTTAAATGAGGACTAATGAGAATTCTTTTAAAGTCCTCAAATTTATTTATTTCTTCTTAAATTAAGCCATCTTTTAAGATGGCTCTTAAGTCTTCATTTAAACACTAAAAAATTTTAAGGAGAATAAATGAATTTAGAACTTTTTAAAAAAGATGAAAACAAAGAAATAAGCTTAACTTCTTTAGAGATAGCAGAGCTTACAGGCAAGGAGCATTTTAATGTTATAAGAGATATAGAAACTTACTTAGAAAAAGTGGTTGAAGGGGGTGTCTTCAAATTTGAAGACACCTACCAAAACACACAAAATAAGCAATCTTACAAGTGTTACCGCTTACCAAAAAGAGAAGTATTGATTTTAGTGAGTGGATATAGTGTTGAGCTAAGAGCAAAGATAATCGATAGATTAGAATACTTAGAAAATGAGCTTAAAAAACAAAGTTATAAACCGCTTTCATTAAAAGAAAGTTTGCAAATGCAATTAGAACTTTTAGAGAGAAATGAAAAGCTTCAAATTGAAAATGTAAATTTAAAAAATGAAGCCAAAGAAAACGCACCACTTATTCACTTTGCAAATCGTATAAAAGATACTAATGATGCTATTTTAATAAGAGATTTCGCAAAAATACTTTATGAAAAAAATAAAATTGAAATTGGCGAGAAAAGACTTTTTAAGATCTTGCGTGAAAAAGGATTTTTAATGAGTGATAATAAACCTTATCAAAAATACATCGAACAAGGACTTTTTAAGGTAAGTGAAACGACTGTTAGCACCATCAACGGCGATAGACTTGTAAGCACGACAAAAATAACAGGTAAAGGGCAAATAGCCATTTTAAAAGAGATTTTGAAAGCAAGTTGATATAGATTTAAGCGAATATGGAGACAATGAAACTTTTAAAGATGAAATTCAAATGCCAAGCGATAGAGTTGAAATAGAACTATTTACAGGATTTTACGATAAAAAAGGAAATAAGATTTATGAAGGAGATATTTTATATTCTTTTGAAGGTTGTTCTGAAGATGAAGCTTTTAAATATAAAGTTGTTTTTAAAGAAGGAGCTTTCTATTTAGTTGAATGTGGTGATGATGGTGAAGAATGGGATGAAGATTTACTAAGTGAATTTTGTTTAGAAGAACTAGAAATTGTGGGCAATATCCACGAAAATGCGGAATTATTAAATGAAAATAAACCATCTTGATTTATTTAGTGGCATAGGTGGTTTTGCTTTTTGAACTAATAAAATAAGGTTTAAATATGGATAAGAATTTAAAAAAAATTACAGAATTAAAAATAAAATGTAAAAATTGCGATACAAAAATCATTACAAAAATAGGTAATGTTATTAAAACTTGTCCGCAATGTGGAATAAAGTTTATAGATGAAAATTTAGGATATAATCTCTTTGAAATTTTAACTGAATTGTTCAAAAGTGTTAGCAAAAATAAAAATGCAGAATTTTATTTTGTTTGTAAAAAGGAATGTGATGGAACAAGAAATCGCCAAGATAAAAAAGTTTAAACTAGAGTGCAAAAATTGTGAAACGCAAATCATTATAGATACTCACAATAGTATTAAAAATTGTCCTGTGTGTGGATTGAAATTTTATGACAATTTAGAAAGTCCTTTTGAAAATTTACACGAACAAATTCTTTTAATCAATAAAAATAAGAATGTAAAAGTTTATTTTGTTTGTGAGGAAAAAGAAAAGAGGTAATATAATGCAAAGCAATAAGACTTTAGGCGAAAAGCTAAAAGATAGCATAGATTTAGCTGATAAAGAAGCTATAAAGCAAAGCGTAGGTTTTGTTTTTTCTTTGGCTAATAAGATTTTTTAATTTAAAAGGAGAATTAATGACAGAAGAGAAAGAAAATATTGTTAATTTTAAAATAAAAATTATCCATGAAGAAAACATAGAACTTGGGATAATGGCTA